CCGGCCGCGTCATCGTCCGCGGCGCGGTCGTGACCGGCATACTTCACCGAGGCCACCACGACCCCGTGACGCGCCATCACGGCCTGCTCGATGTCGTGCTCCACCACCTGGGTCACGACGCCCACCCCGCCCGCGATGGCGCCGGCGTCCATGAAGGCCGTGCTCGAGCGCAGCACGGTCGCCACGGCGTTCACGGCCTGGTTGATCCAGTTAAAACGGTCAGCGGTTGCCACCGGTGCCTCCGATCGTGCCCTCGAGTATCATCCGCTCCAGGACGTCCCTGTCGGTGTTCGTGAAGAACAGGAACGGGCGGGTGCGGTTCATCTCCTCGGCGTATGCGAGCTGCGTGCCGAACCGCATCTCGAGCGGGCCGATCTGCCGGATGCCGTTCCTGCCGAGAGCCGTCGTGACCGAGATCAGCAGGTCTCGTGTGTCCTGGAGGATGGCGTCTCCTTCCGCGAGGCGCTTCCCCGAGGCCCGGAGGCGACCGCGGACTAGCGGCTCGTTCACAGTTGAGCGACGACCGCGGCGGATGCTGCTCCCACGATCGCGAGAGCGATTAGAAAACGAACCCAGGACAGAGAGTCTCCATCCTGTAGTGCCTTGATACTCTCGGTTCGCAGCCAGGCGAGGCACGCCCCCCCACGGCGGGACAGCCACGCCGTCAGTCTTTCGGACGTAGACCGGGGTCTTGTAATAGGCCCAGTAGACTCCACGGTTCGTACCCCCGTTCCTCAGCGCCTGGAAATGATCCACCAGCTCGGTGCGCATGTGGTTCTCGAAGCGCTTGAACGCGACCGAGTGATTCCCGAGCCTACCCGCGAGCCGGGACAGGTCGATCTTGAGCGTGCGGATCTCGTTCGAGACGACGGCCATCAGAACACCCGGACGGCGCGGAACGGGTCGAGCAGGACGCGAATGCCGCTCGGCAGCTCCTGGCCGCCGCGGTTCTCGTAGAACCACGCGATAGCCTGGAGCACGGCGAGCTTGAGCTGTGCTGGTACGCTCGCGGCCGTGCCGAACCCGGTGACGTATCGGATGCGCAGCCCGGCCACGTCCCGCAGGCCGTCGGGCCAGGTCTGCCCCCGCACGAGGACCAGGCGCGGCACGAGCCCCGAACTGTCGAGATAGTAGTTCGTCGCGGCGAAGGTCTGCGCCACGTTGTTATCGCCGAAGTAGCTCACCGAGGTCACCGACTGGACCGGTCCTCGCGGAAGCTCGACCCACGGCAGGCGACGCGCACGACCGCTCAGGTAGAACGGGGCCTCGGGGAGCGGGTAGCGGTAATCGACAGGATCTTCGACGGGGCGGTCCAACCACAGGTCCCACGTCTGAGTAATGAGGCTGCGACGGGTGTAATCCTCGACGAGCCCCCTGGCCTGCGCGATGAGGCTCGTGATGAGCGTGTCGTCTGGGCTCGAGGCCGCGTCCTTGACGACCGTGACGCTGAACGGGGCCGCAGCCGTGGCGACCGTTGCGACAGCCCGCAGGTACTGGGCGGCGCCAGTGTATTCAATCTCGTGAATCTGGTCATCGTTCGATGCCGTGACCTGGCCGAAGTCGGCGACGGTGGTCCAGGTTACGGTGTCGGACGACTGCTGGATGCGCACATCGACGGCCGCGCCGCCTGTGAAGGTTCCAGCGTTGAGCTGCACGAGGACCCTGCCCGAGAACCCGAGGACCGACACGGTCGACCCCACGAGCCCGTAGGCAGCGACGATAGACTGGAGAGCGGGAGCGATGGTCTGGACCTCGGTCACATCCGCGGCGAACTCCGTCGAGTCGATGCGCAGGAACGCCTTCGCCTCGGTCAGAGTGACCGGCTCGGTCGCCGGCGCGGTGTAGAGTTGCAGGCCCATGATCCCTCCCGGGGGTGGGGATAGGGGAGCCCCTCGCGAGGCCCCCCTCCCTTGACGTTAGACCGCGACGCCACCCTTGTGACGCTCGTGTCCACGCGCGACCATCGCCTCGGTCACGGCACCGGTGGTAGCACCGGCAACCGTCATCACAACGCGGATATAGCGCTTCGCACCGATGTAGCTCACGGACTGGATCGCGTTCTGCGAGCAGGCCGCGAGGCTGCCGATGAGGTCAGCAGCCGCCACCGCGGTGTAGCCGGACCCGGAAGCGTCCGAGTGCTCGACAGACGGGGTGTGCGTGCCGTCCGTGATCGCGCCGCAGTGGACGATCACGAGTGCGCTCTCGTAGCCCTGGAGATCCACCGCGGCGCCGTTCGTGGACGACGTGCGAGCGGCAGGGTTCAGCGAGAGAGCGGGTTCGATGTTGTTCTTGAGGTCCTTCATCGTCGCCCCTCCTTAGGTCGAACACTTGAGCTTGCGGATCGCCTCGGGCAGGACCACCTGGCCACCCACCCGCTTGCGGGCGATGAACCGGATGTTGCCGGAAGCGGCCTGGGTGAACGGGTCGCGCTGGACTTCAATCGCGACGCGGTCGACGATCGTGTATCCGGCGCCGAAGTCACCGAACAGGACGGGGAACGCACCGGCGCCCTCGGCGGGCATGTCCGGGGCTTCGACCACGGGGCGGCCGAGGAGCAGGCCGGGCTCGCTGCCCGACAGGCCGGGCTGCCACAGGTACTGACCCGAGGTGACATCCTTGAGCTTACGGACCGAGGCGATGGTCGCGCGACGCATCATCCACACGGCGTTCCGAGCATAGGCATCCTTGATCGCATAGAACAGCTCGATGAGCCCGTCCGCGCCGACAGCCGTCGAGACGCCCGAGTTCGTCTCACCGATCGAGGCGTTCGTGAGCAGACCCTCGGGCTTGCCGATCGCATCGCCCGAGATGAAGGCGGAACCCTCAGCAACGGCGAACCGCTCGGCGAACTCGGCGTTGAGTTCAGCCTCAACGTTGAAGGCGGCATCCTCGAGCATCTGGCGCGAGACGTCCACCAGGGCGTACATCTCGTGCGTGGGGATCTCCTCCAGCCCGAAGGTCAGGCCGGTGGTCTCGCTGCGGGTGCCCTGCTCGGCGACCCAGGCAGCCGAGAAGACGCCGGAGCGCTTCGGGAGCTGGATGGCCTTGGCAGCGGTCTGACGGACGCGAGCGACCGAACGGACCGGGCTTGCGACCGTGATGCCCTTGATGATCTCGCGGACGAACTCTTCGGGGGCCAGGTAGCCACCGAGGGTATCGTCGGCCAGGATGAGCGCCTTCTGCTCGACAGCGCCGGTGCGAAGGAACTTGTTGTAGGCGGCCTTCGCCTCATCGACGCCAGCCGAAGCGTTGCCGAGGAGAGCGGGGCGGTTGGTCTTCGTCTCGAGGGCGTCGATGCGCTCGTTGATGCGGTCGACGTGAGCACGGGTCTCAGCGGCAGCCTCGCCGAGCTTCTTCGCTTCCGCGAGAGCACGGTCGTTGACTCCCTTGAACTCGTGCCAGAGATTCTGAATCTCGGACATGTTCGTTATCCTTTCAGTGCCGCACGCAGCAGGGCGGCGAGGGTGTCCATCTCCGGCTCGCCCTCCTCGGGCATGCCGGGCTCCTCCGGTGCGGCTCCTTCGGGCGGGGTGGATTCCTCCGGCCCCTCCATCAGGAGTGCTTCCATCATGGCCTTCGCCATGACCAGATTGTTCATACCCACCTCGATCAGCGTGAGGACCTGGGCCATCCGGGCTTGATGCTCAGACCCGTAATCGTTCTTGATGGAGGTCACGCTGGCGAGTTCGTTCGCGGGAAAAGTCACGAGGCTAACCTCCAGGAGCTTGAGTTCCTTCAGCTGGCGGACCTTGCCCTGCCAGCCGTCCTGCACGACCTGGTAACCGATCGACAGGCCCTTGATCGCGCCCTGCTTGAGCAGCGCGTAAGCTTCACGACCGCGGGCGGTCTCGAGGTTGATCTCGCCGCGCACGACCCGGAGTCCCTTGCTGTCCTCGACCAGCTCGAGCACGCCGACGGGTTCAGTCGTGTCGTGCTGCCAGAGCAGGGGGACGACGTTGCCGCGCTCGCTCAGGCTCTTGCGGAACGCTCCCGGCATAACCACGTCGCCGTGCTGGTCGACGTTGTTGAAGATGCTCGCGTAGCCGGTGAACACGCCGGCCTCGTCGGCCAGGTCGCCATCCGAGATGCGGACGGACTTACGGTCGATGGTCTTCATGGCCTTGCCGGCCTCCTCTCGGTCGATCATTGCAGCCACCTT